GAAAGCCGTCTTGAAATCCGTTTAGTGAACGGCTCGCTCATCATCCTGCGAGGGTGGGAGGCTATTGAGACCCTGCGCGGCCAGTTCTTCCACCTCATCGTCCTCGACGAAGTGGCAATGTTCCGAAACTTCGACCTCACCTGGCAAGAGGTAATCCGCCCCACCCTAACCGACTATCGCGGCGAGGCTCTGTTCATCTCAACCCCCAAAGGCTTCAATCACTTTTATGAGCTCTTCAACAAAGAGGCGAAAGACCCTGACTTCAAGAGCTTTCACTTCACCACCTACGACAACCCATACGTACCTAAGGAGGAAATCGACAAGGCACGCCTTGAGCTCACCGAAGACCGATTCGCCCAAGAGTACCTAGCTGACTTCAGGAAGACCGAAGGGCTTGTCTACAAGGAGTTTGACCGTGCGAGGCACCTGGTAGATCGCATCCCCGATGACGCCTTGGTATCTAAGACCTTTGGTGGCCTTGACTTCGGCTTCCACAACCCAGCTGCTGCGCTCACCATCAAGAAAGACAGAGACGGCCGCTATTGGGTTTCAGAGGAGTGGTACCACACCAACAAGACCGATGCGCAGATTGCCGATTACGTAGCCGCCCTTCATTGGAACGAATGCTATCCCGACCCCGAGAGCGCATCCGGCATTGAAGAGTTGCGGCGGCGCGGCGTCAACATACGTGACGTTATCAAAAACAAAGACAGCATCCGTAATGGCATCAGTGCCGTCCGTGAGTTGTTCAAAGCCAAGCGCCTCTTCGTACACAAATCCTGCACTAATCTCATTTGGGAGCTTGAAACCTACTGCTATCCCGAAAAGAAGCCCGACCGCAACGAGGATGAGAACCCCATCAAAGAGAATGACCATGCCGTAGACGCTCTGCGCTACGCGATCATGATGGAAGCTGCGGCCCCCATTGCTCGCATCTCTATACACAAGCCCACCTACAAAGCGTTCAACCGCCGGTGATATACACACCTTGCACATTGCAATTTTTTGTGCATTTCGGTGCTATGATGAAGATTACATGATAGGAGATATCTATAAGAGCAAAACCCCCGTCTCCAAATACGACCCGAGCAAGGAGGTAAAAGACTTTACAGGGTATGTGAAGAAGGACTATGCCCTCGGCCATGAGATTCTCCACCGGCCCTGGGTTGAGTTGAATGACATGTCCGTGATCGACCGCATGAACCGCGACCAGCGCACGTTCAATGCCTTTGTCGATGAGGGTGTCAAAGACCCCGCCGAAGCTTGGAAGTGGCGCGGCACCCGCTCCAAAGCACGAAACAAAGCCATTGCCATGCACGCCCAGCTCACCGCTGGTTACATTTTTCCTTCCTTCATGGCCCAGAACGACGATGACGAGGAAGACAGGGACTTCTCAGACGTGATGGACGATGCGGTTGAATGGCTTGGCCACAACTCAAACTACAAATCCTCATTCCTCATGGTGGCGATGGGTATGCTCGTCAACCCTGTTACCTACTTGGGCGCAGAGTGGTGCGAGGTGCACCAAACCATCAGGGAAAAGACCGACGAGGGCTATTCAAAGCGCGAGATTATCGACGAAGTGCTCTCTGGCTTCAACGCCCCGGTCTATTCTGCCGATCAGGTACTTATTTCAAACGCCTACGACCAGAATATCCAACGTCATCGCTTCAACATCCCGAATCGGTACATCGAATATGGCGAGGCCCAGGCCAAGTACGGCGAGCATGAGAACTGGAAATATGTACAACCCGGCATCAAGACGATTTACAGCGACAGCGATGGTCTATTTTATGACGTGAAGGACGAAGATCACCCGCATTTGGTTGAGGAAGTCACGTATAAGAACCGCCGTGAGGACACGGAGGTGTGTTTCATCAACGGGATTTACATGGGCGAGCGCGATGTTGAGCACAACCCCATCAAACACCGTGATAATCGCGGCGCACCAAAATACAACGTCGTTCCTTTCGGCTACCAGCGCATCAACGAGCATTTCTTTTTCTACAAATCCCTCATGAATGCGCAGTATTGGGATAACCTCCTCATCGACGCCCAGTACGAGCTCGGCATGAACACGAGTTTTCTCTACGCCAACATGCCCACCGCCTTCACCGGCACCGACAAGATCGACAGCGAGGTGATTTTCCCCTCTGCCACCATCTCCATTCAGGACAAGGACGCCAAGGCGATCCCACTCTTGCCCCACCTCAACCCTGGCGCCCTCTTCACGGCCATGCGCGAGACCGAGGCATCGATGGAGGAAAGCTCGGTCTCACAAACCACATCCGGCCAGCTCCCGGCCGCCTCAACGAAGGCCACTGCCATCGCCATTGCCGAACAGAACGCCAAAACCATGCTCATGGGCACCGGCAAGACCCTTGCGGAATCCGTCACTCAATACGGCGACCTCATGGCTGACATCGTGGTCAACCAGCTCTCCATTGCGCAAATCATGGAGCTTGAAGGGGGACAGACCAAGATGAAATACCGCACCTTGATTCTCAAGAATAAGAACGTCGAAGGAAAGACCGCTGACAAGGTGGTGAAGTTCGATGAAGGGCTCTTGGGTATGGAAATGACCGACGAGCAAAAGACCGACGAGGAACTAAACATGCTCAAAGAGACGGGCTATCCCGACAATAAGCATCACTTGGTGCGCGTGAACCCTGAGCTTTTCGCCCGTGCCAAGTATCTTTGCCGTGTTGAACCAGAGCGCATGTTCCCGAAAAATGAAGAGTACATGCAGGCGATTTACAGCCAGGTGTATGCTCAATTCTCCGCTAACCCGTTCATCAACCTCGAAGCCCTCACCCGCAAGACCCTCTATGCCTACTTCCGGGGCGAGACAGACGAGCTCATACAGAAGCAAGACCCGATGGCAATGGCTCCCGGCTTACTCGGCATGGGAGCGCCACAAACCCAATTTGGACAGCAGGGGCAGAACGCCGCCAGCGCAAAGGCGCTATTCACAGGAGGCGGCGGGAAGCCCGTGGCTGGTGGTCTATAATTAAAAGGTCGAGCTTAACAGCTAATCACATTTGAATATGCAAATCGGAGAATACACACTGGTAAACGAAGACAAGGCGCAGCGCGTCATTGAAGGCACCACCAACGCTAAGGGAGAGTTTCTCGCTGGTTTAGGTGAAGAGGCTATCGAAAAAAACGCTGCTGCTGTGCTCGCTGGATATGACAAACTCGGCGGCCTTATCACCGGCAAGGATGGCGCTCGCGTCAAAACGGGCTCATTCTATGACTTCAAGGCCAAGGCAGCCCGCAAGACCCCTGAAGTTATCTACACATTCCGCATCAATGGCGAGTATGTGGAGATGAAGGAGGGCGAGTCAGAGCCGCTTGAAGTTCAGGCAGCAAAGCTGGCCGAGAGGGTCAAGGCGAAGAAGGTAAAGAAAAAGTAACGTATGCGTCGATGGCTGTTACGCGTGCTCTTACTGAAAGCAGGAGAGCAAGAGAGACAGGAAATCCTGTCACAGGCCATAGAGACGATCTTTAACACCATAGGGAAAGACGACATCTTGAAGCAAGAGAACGGCGCTTTGCTCTTCAAAGGAAACGCGTTGAATGCACAACAGGTCAATGCGCTCCGCGTAGAAGCGAACGGCATTCTCAAGTCGAAGATGTGGGCTATTCTTGTCTACGACCTCAAATACGAGGGCAACAAGAAAGAGGACGAGGCCGTGACGCTGTTCCAACTGGAATCAGCGAAACTGCTGAAATACCTCGCCCATATCATGCTCAAACGCCTCAATGAGGTCGCATCTCTCCCACAACTTCCCGAAGCGTAAGCGGCGAGGGTGGCTGTCGGCAGCTAGTAAGAACTCTTGCTAGCTCACCGCGAGCCCCTCTCAAAGGGAGGCTTAGCGTAAGTGCCCGCTGGCACATGCTAACTAGCAGCTTTAACACTAGATGAGCGACGGCTCTCAAAACACGATGCCCATACATATGGCTGACGAAGAAAAGGACTTACTCGACGAAGAGGTTGAAGAGGAATCCGACACCGAAACCGAAGAGGAAGACCAAGATCGTTCACAAGACGACATAGATTATGAAGCCGAAGCCAAAGCCGAGGAGGAACGCGGCAAGCCCGATCCTGCAAAGGCCAAGGAGTCTTTCAAGGAACGGCAGCAGCGCCGCGAGGCAGAAGGCGAGGAAGGCGTTGATGATGACAAACCCCTAACGCGCAAGGATTTGCTCGAATGGGAGTCACGCATCATCTCTCAAACCCAAAAAGCAACCGATGAGCAGAAAGCTGAAACTATCGCCAGAGGCTTAGCCGAAAGCGATGCAGAAGCCCGAGCCATCATTGCTAAGTGGAAAAATCGCCAGTTTCCTTCAGGCATGTCCCTCACGGAACAGCTTGAGGAGATGCACGCGGCAGTGAACCGGAAACGGCTCCTGTCCAAGAATGCAGAACTCGCCCGCGCCAACAAATCCAAAGGCATGGTTTCACATGACACAGCGTCCACACACCGCGATCCGCCCCAAGCGGCCGAGCCGAAGCTCTCCGCAGCGGATAAGGTCGGGTATGCCGGATACGCCTGGGATGGAACCAAGCGTCTTTATAAAAAGCCCATACAGGGCGGAAAAAAGCACGTTTGGAAAGACCCCAAGACAAAACAAAGCTGGGTCGCATAGGTTTCATAGTCTGCCACTTACTAACGCTCCTTATGGAGCAGCGCGTGCCTTGCACGCAACAGTAACTTTCATTTTATGGCAGCAGGAGATTTAAGAGTTATCGGCCCCCAGGCTGCACTTCCTCGACGCATAACGTCGGGTGGTACGTCTATCAAGGCCGGTGAGCCGTTGCACTCACTTGCAACACAATCGTCAGGCGAAGCGTCGGGCAATTACTTTGTCCTCGCTGCGGCTGACACCCCGGTTATCGGCACCCACCGTTTTGGTGGTGTCGCTCTTAACAACTCGCTTAACGCAGCAGCAGGAACAACACTCGCACAGAACATGGTTTGTGCGACACCTGTT